GGTGGGTGGGGAGTCGCCATGAATGACTATGAGTATATTTGGTATGGAAACAAGGGTGAAGATGATTATCCAGATGATGCATGTAGACCTTATTATCATAAAGCTGCACAGATTGATAACTTTAAAGTTAATACATTAATGGATGGTGCCGGTGATATTACAATGACAGGTAATGTTACTGCTGCTGAAGTGACTGCGGGTGGTATCACTCTCACATCGCGAAAACCATTTGATATTCCACACCCAACAAAGACAGGATATCGTCTTCGTCATGTTTGTTTAGAGGGTCCAGAATCTGGTGTATATTTTAGGGGTAGACTTACCGACGCTAATGTAATTGAAATTCCAGATTATTGGCATGGTCTTGTGGACATTGAAACTATCACAGTTTCCCTTACTCAAATTGGATCCTCTCAAGATTTAATTGTTGATGGTATTGAATGGGGTAAAAAAATTAAAATTCGATCCGGGAGTGCGTCGAGGATAGATTGCTTTTATGTTGTGCATGGAGAAAGAAAGGACGGTGAAAAACTTATCGTAGAATATGAAGGAACATCTATCGATGATTATCCTGGAGATAATTCAATTTACAGTATCAATAAGTAACTTGACACCGCGCCTGAAATGCCCTATAATAAGCAGGTAATCAAACGAACCCATGAAAGACGAGTATTTGACCAGGTGTGTCGTTGATCCCGTGAAGCGTAAGTTCTTCTTGTACTCCAGCGAAGGCGGAGAACGTGTTGTTGATTGTGAAACAACAGATCAATTCATGTCAGTGTTGGAACTGTGTAGAACTTTACTTGATGAAGACACACTTGCGTATGCCAATCCCCTCTAGGAAAAATGACTTTCAATTCCAAAAAAGTCGGAAAAAAAATTCCGGCAAAAATTTACCCTGAGGGGTTTTACAATGAAATCTTGGAGTGTTACCGATATGAGACCAGAAACCCGTCAATCTATGGAAATGTTATTCGCTGCGAAATGGAACTTACCAAAAGCAGCAAACAATTGCAACTTGACTTGTAAAGAGATGAAGATAACTTTTAACGAGTATTGTCGTCTTAATCCAGCGATCTATAATGAAGCAGGTGAATTGATTGCCTGATTTTTTGGGAGCGTGGCGGAATCGGTAGACGCACCAGACTTAAAATCTGTTGAGAAATATCTCGTGGGGGTTCAAGTCCCCCCGCTCCTACTCCTAAATAGTCCTTAGGGTAATATAGACCCATGAAATACCGCATAGACACGAAATATGCTTGGTATGATCATGAAGGGGAACATCTGGTATTATTGTATTGTATTCAAAATATTCCATTTACCTTTGATGAACTCCCAGAACTTGCCAGACAAAATCCAAGCGTAATACAATTAGCAAATTCAGGTCCAAGATGGGATGCAGAGAAGATGTATAGATCTTCAATGTACCTTATGGCAGAACAATGTCATCCAATGTGTTTTGAGTTAGAATTAGAAAATCCAGAATTACTGCCTGTAGATTAATGATTATAAATTTATGGTATAATAAATCGATGAAAGAGTGGAGATGGACACTCACAGAAACTGGTCTAATGGAGCAACACTCTGGAACACAAGAAGAACTTCGTAGTGCCATGAATGATGTCGCAAACACCGTTGAATATATACTTGACAACGAGTTAGAAGAGGAGTAATATATAAAGGTGTGAAGGAAGTGTGAGAAGGGCAACCCGGTTTTGGTTGCCCTTTTTTCTTATGATAAATAATCCATAACAGAACTTATAGTGTAATAAGATGGGTCTTTCCAGATTAGATAATTTCCTGAAATCTACTCGTGGTACTATTCTTTATGTTGATCCGAATAGTTTAGACGCCACTGATAGTATTGAAAACCAGGGTAATTCGCTGACTCGTCCTTTTAAAACGATTCAACGTGCATTAATAGAAGCAGCTAGATTTTCATATCAAAGAGGTTTAGATAATGATAGATTCGCTAAAACCACAGTTTTAATATATCCTGGTGATCACTTAGTTGATAACAGACCGGGATACATTCCTGATGGATCAAATAATTATAAGTTAAGAAACGGCTCTACCACAGACAATTTGTCTCAATTTGATTTATCATCCAATTTTGACCTTGCTTCATCTGATAATCAACTTCACAAATTAAATAGTGTTCGTGGTGGTGTTATTGTTCCAAGAGGCACATCTCTGGTAGGTCTCGATCTTCGTAAAACTAAAATTAGACCAAAATATATTCCTGATCCAGAAAATGATAGCATTGAACCCTGTGCAGTTTTTAGGGTAACTGGTGGATGTTATTTCTGGCAATTTTCGTTCTTTGATGGAAATCCTAACGGTAAAGTATTTAAAGATTACACCGCAAACGAATTTGTTCCAAACTTCTCTCACCACAAACTTAGATGTTTTGAATATGCGGATGGTCTGAATAACGTCAAAATCAATGACGAATTCATCTCTAATTATGACGCAGGTCGCTCAGACCTTCAGATGTATTATGAAAAAATAGGAATCGCATATGGTCAATCTTCTGGTCGTGCAATTGAACCCGACTATCCATCATCAAGTATCGACATTCAACCTAAGATTGATGAATTCCGTATTGTTGGTTCAACTGGAGATTCTGTTGGCATTAGTAGTATCAGAGCGGGAGATGGGGCAACAGCAACCACCACGATTACTGTAACAACATCATCTGCTGTAACAGGTTTAGATGTTGACACTCCTTTCCGCGTTGAAAATGTCAGTTCTGATTACAATGGCGATTTTGTTGTTACAGAGAAGGTAAGTTCAACACAAATTAAATATACAGTTCAAAATGCTCCATCTGACGCATTGCCTTCTGTATCAGGTTCTTCTTTGGCTCTGGTATCTGATACTGTTACCTCTGCCTCACCATATATCTTCAATATTTCATTGAGATCTGTGTATGGTATGTGTGGTATGCTTGCCGATGGAGCAACAGCAACCGGATTTAAATCCATGGTTGTGGCGCAGTTCACTGGTATTGGTCTCCAAAAAGACGAAAAAGCATTTGTTAAGTATAATGAGGACACAATTCCAACCGGTGTATATGACGATTATACATCAGTAGATAATCTTCCTAGCAATTCAAAGGCACGATACAAACCTGCCTACAAAAACTTCCATATTAAAGTTACAAATAATTCATTTATTCAGGCAGTTTCAATTTTTGCAATTGGATACGCTGAACATTTTGTAACCGACAACGGTGGTGATATTTCATTAACCAACTCCAACTCTAACTTTGGTGCTGTTTCTTTAGCATCTGAGGGATTTAGAAAAGATGCATTCTCTCAAGATGATATTGGATACATTTCGCATATTATTCCTCCTAAAGAAATTCCACTTACAGAAACTTCTATTGAATTTGCATCTCTCGACATTACCAAAACGGATAGAGTCGCTGGTGTAGGATCTACTGGCAACCTCTATCTCTACGCTCAGACAAACATTGATGCACCACCACAAAATGTCATTGATGGATTTAGATTTGGTGCTAGATCCACTGACAGTCTAAATGTTCTTGTTTCAGCAGCAGGTTCTGTTACTGAATATTCTGCTCGTATTGTGATGGACGGATCACAATTAACAGAACAGAAAAAATATACTGTCAAACAAGGACCAACTGGTATCAATAGTATTGGTTCTTTTAGTCAAGGTGGATCAGAGAGACAGATCACTCTTAACTCAACACATGACATATTAAATGGAGAGTCTGTTAGAGTCATCAGTGAAAATGCTCACTTGCCAGATGGATTAGATTCTAACACAGTTTATTTTGCAATTACTGATGCAAATTCATCTGGTGGTATTACAACAAACGTAAACATTAAACTTGCTAAGACTCTTAACGATGCTATCAATGGTTCTCCAGCAATCGCAATTAATGAAAAGGGTGGTGTACTTAGTATTGTAAGTAGAGTCTCTGATAAGAACTCTGGTGAAATCGGACACCCCATTCAATTTGATGTTACTCAAAATCAGTGGTATGTAAATGTAGCAACTGCTGCTACAGATAATAATATTTTCTCAACTATCGTAGGACTTGGAACCACGGGACTCGGTGTGGCATCTCCAAGAACTTTCATTAAGAGAAGGAGCGACAATAGAAACGCTAATGACACTCTCTACAGAATGAGATATGTTATTCCTTCTTCTACAGGTGGTACAGTGGCAAGACCACCTACTGAAGGATTCATTATTCAGGAATCTAACTCGTCGATTGGTATCACCACCACAGAGATTGATACGTACTTTGGTAGTGGTTCTATCACTAATGTCAATCAACAAAGAAACTTTAGATTCATTAGGGATGTAAGATGGGACGGATCTCAGGTTCATGTTACTACTGAACTTCCTCACGATCTTCAAAAAGATGATCAGGTTCAATTACTGAATATTACAGGTTCCCTGAATACTGCTGGAACTGCAGGGACCGCATTCAACCGCGAATACGCAGTAGCGGGAATCACGAGTGCAACCACTTTTAGAGTTGGTTTGACCACTAATCCTGGTACTTTTACTAACGATACCTCGATCAGAAACACTTCTCTTCCTCACTTCAAGAGAAAGAGAATCAAAGATACGATGTATATCTATCGTAACTTTGAGGCACAGCAGTATAAGGCAGGCGAACAGGATGGTATCTATTATATTACTCTGCTTAACAGCAGTAATAGACCATCAGTAAGTCCATATACTGATCAAAACTTCTCTCAACCAGTCACTGCACTCTTCCCACAAACTAACAGGGACACTCCAGTGTCTGATCCACCAGAGACAACCTCTTTTGCAAGACCTGGTTTAATTGGTGATGTCATAATTGATGAACCTCAGAATAGTGCAACTAAAGAAAATATTACTAAGTATATCCGTGACATAGGCATTGGTATCGGTCTTACTGAACTGACATCCACTATTGCCGGAACTGCACATACTATCACAACCAATATTGATCATGGTCTCAACAGAGTAACAACTGTTGGAATCTCAAGTGGTGGTGCAGGATATGGTTCAGGTGCAGCTGGAAGTCTGTATAATGCCAGATTAGTTTCTATCGGGGGATCAATTACAGGCAAACACGCCACTGGTAAGATTACCTTTAATGCTAATGGTGAGATCACTGCCGTCAAGATTATGAATGGTGGTAGTGCATATGGAATCGGCAATACACTTGCAGTCGTGGGTGTTGCCACCACTGCGGGGCATGTTCAGGCAGTCGTTAGTGTAAGCAGGATTTATAATAACATTGGTGATACTCTCAGAATTTCCGGTGTTGCATCTGCATCTTATAATGGATACAACGATGTATTCCGTATTACAGGTGTTGATGTTGGTGCTGCAACCAGCATAACAGTTGAATCACCATCTGCGATTACCGGGTTCACTTCCACAGGAATCGGTGCTACCAATGCTGGTAGGGCATACATATATCTCACTGGTGAGGCAGTTGGGGTTACTACTATTAATTATGATAACAATAGCGGAATCGCCACGGTCAAAACCGGCGTAAATCATGGATTTAGTGTCGATCAGAAAGTGAGACTCTCTGGTGCCACGAATAGCACGTATGTGGGTGACTTCGTGGTTACCGAGAATGTCGGTCTTACTACCTTTGCTGTTAGAATTGGTGTTGGAACCACAGCACCTGGTGTGAACGGAACGCTGTTTGCATTTGATGAAGGCATTACATCTAATAATGGTAATGTAACTCTTGATGATGAAAACCTGGCAGGAAGAATGATTTCTCCATATGCAGGAATCACTACCACACTCTCTGCTGCTGTCTCTGACGCAACATCCGAGACCATTTCAATCACAAATCTGACCACTCTTGACATTAATATTGGTGACTTCTTGACGATTGATAGCGAACTTATTCGTGTAAAGACTACAGTTGCTCCTACGGATAACTCTCTAACTGTGTTTAGAGGTGTGCTAGGAACTAAGAGATCGACTCATGATTCTGGTTCAGTAGTAAAAAGGGTAGAAGTATCTCCCACAGAACTTCGTAGGCATTCTATTATCAGAGCATCTGGACATACGTTTGAGTATGTTGGTTTTGGACCTGGAAATTATTCAACTGCCTTCCCTGATAAGCAGGATAGAGCAATTAGTGCTGCTGAAGAATTGTTATCACAGTCAACAAAGAGAGACGGTGGTATCAACTTCTATACAGGAATGAATGATAGAGGTATCTCTTTTGCTGGTAATAAGAAGTTAAGCACGATTACTGGTAAGGAAGAAATCTTTGATACTCCTGTTCAGACCGTGACTGGTGAGGACATTAGTAAAGCACCAAGTCTTAACATCACTGCCGCAACCGAAGGTTTATTCAGACGTGCTATCAGAGTAGAGGGTGGTGATGACAATAATTCATCATCTGAATTTAATGGTCCGCTCATTGTCAATAACAAATTGACCGTCAATTCTGACATGGAGACAAACAACCTGTTTATTCAGGGCGATGCAACTGTCTCTAGAAAATATACTGTAGGTATTGCAACTCCCGCACTCGCTGGAAACCCTGGCGATGTTATCTTTAATGCAAATCCAGGTGAGGGTTCATACGTTGGGTGGGTTTATTCCGTACAAAATGATTGGAAGAGATTTGGTGCTGTAAGTCTGAATAAAAATGCCAACATCATGACATTTGATGGTGTTGGTGTAGGAACAACAACACCAGGCACAAGCACATTTAGAGTTGGGTCAGGCACCACGCAAATGTCTGTTGATGCTGTAGGTGTTGGTATAGGAACCACGGCAAATCATTTTAAACTTCATGTAGTTGGCGATACAAATGTCGTCGGAACAATCACTGCCACCAGTTTCGTTGGTGATGGTTCTGGTCTTACTGGTCTTAACACATCCCTGTTTGGATGGACAAATATCGCCGGTGGAGGATTGTTTGATACTGATCTCACTAAAGTTGGTATCGGAACTGAGTCACCAAGATTTAATCTTGAAGTTGGCGCAGTTGGTATGGGCACCACTTCAATGCTGGTCAACGGTGAAGCAAGTTTTGTTGGATTCGCAACCTTCAACGATGTATTCATTAGCGGCGGAACCACTGCTCTTGGACAATATCATCTAGAGAATCTTTCCTCCGGTGTAATTCGTGCAACTTCTATTGGTATTGGATCTACGTTCGTTCTTCAATCTTTCCAGGTTGGTTCCTCTAATACTCTTGGAATTTCGGAAGACAAGCAGATTTTCACAGTGTCTGGTATTGGTTCGGTCGGTGTTGGTACAACCAGCGCAAGATCAAACTTAGACGTTATCGGACACACAAGACTTGAAACCATCTCGCGTAATGTTGATTACGTAGAACCAAGTTCTAATGTTGTCACAGTTGATCTGTCATCAGCACAAAGTTTCATCTGCACCGCGAGCGCAGATATTAATCACTTTGTCCTGAACAATGCACCTCCAGGATCTTCTGAATTTACATTAAAGATTGATCAGGATTCCACTGGTAATCATACCGCAGTTGTGGATCACTTCCAGACTGGTGCTGGAACATCAATCCCGGTCTATTGGCCAGGTGGTGGAGTTCTGCCTGGCGTAACAACCACGGCAAGCAGATCTGATATCTTCGCATACAGAACATTTGATGGTGAAAATATAACAACTGCTGGTCTATACGCAGTTGTGGTTGGTCAAAACTTTGCAAACTGAGGTATAGTGAATGTTTAATAAGCAGACAACCCTGGATCTGGATGGACCAAAACTTGGTTTCAGTACAGATCCTCAAAATCTTAATGTAAATGCCGGAACAGCAGCAACCTTTATTGCTATTGGGACGGCAACTTTTCCTTCTAATATTCCTGCTAAATTTGCAACTAATACAGGTATTGTGACGTATCGTTGGTATGTTAATGATATTGCTGTGACTGATGATCCAGACACTGATGGTTTTGATGGTGTTAATTTTTTAGGCACAGGAACAACCACACTACAGATCTTTAACAATACAACAACGAAGACTGTATATTGTGAAGCAGACTACATCCCAAGTGCATATGGATTGCCAGGTGTTGCTGTCACCGTAGGAAGTGCAAGATCGACAGGACATGCTATTAGTGAACCGGTAAGAAGTGCGTCTGCTGTTTTGTCTCTCAACCCCAAACTTACTATTGACACTCAACCAGTAGATAGAATTGTAGCAGTTGGCGTTGCTGCGACTTTTGGTGTTGATGCAAGTCTCACTGATGGTTCTGCTGAAGGATTTAGTTACCAGTGGCAAATCAATGATTCTGATGTCTCTGATGGGGAACTAGAGGTTGGTGAAACAAGAACTGCAACAGCAATACTTACATATACAGATGATGCCGATAATTCAACAGAAGTTGATTTCACAGAACTTTCAACAATTACTCTTCCAGGAGGATCTTATGATATTACCGTTAATAATGATATTAATGCCGATTTAAGAGTACTTGGCGCTGGTGGCGTAACTTCAGGTCAAAGAAATGTTGTTGGTGGAGCAGGTGGAATATCAACAGGTAGTTTTACATTTTTATCGGGAACAACATATAAAATAGTCGTTGGCACTAGTGGTGCTGGATATGGTGGCGTTGGAGCAGGAGATCAAATAGGATCTGGTCAAGGTGGTGCTGGTGGAGGATACACCGGACTCTTTGTAGATTCAGTATCTCAAGATAATGCAGTGATCATCGCTGGCGGTGGTGGAGGTGGCGCAAATGATCCTGCTTCTGGTGGTGCTGGTGGTGGTCTTACAGGTGGTGGCGGTGGTAATGCTCCTGGTAGAGGAGGACAAGGAGGAACACAATCTGCAGGTGGTAGTGCCGGATCAGTTACAACTGATGGAACTGATGGATCTGCACTTCAGGGAGGACCTGGTGCAGGAGGCGGCGGTGGTGGATACTTTGGTGGCGGCGGTGGAGGAGGACATCCTGGATGTTGTGCTGATGGTGCTGGTGGTGGTGGATCTGCTTACATCGGTTCATCACTTCTGACTGATGGAGCAACCACACAAGGTGGTGGTGCAGCAAATGGAACTGAGGGATCTTTTGAAATAACCGCAAGTGCTACAACAGTAACAGTCCCAATTAATCTGACAATTTCTGGATCAACATCAAACGTCCTGACAGTTTCTAGTGATGCTGCAGTCTCTGCAACTGCTAAAGTTGTAGTAAGTAATTCTAATGCATTTAATTCACCACTTACATCAGAAACAAAAACATTTACATCAACCTCTGCTAGACCAATAATTAGAATAGAGCAAATTAATAATACAAATACTGCCACATTATCAGAACATAATCTAGATGATGGTGAAATTACTTTCACTGATGACGCTTATCCATCTAATCAAATATGCATTTATTCTCCAGAGAGAGATATTGAGATTGAAATGGATTTATTTGGAGGTAAAGGTTTATCTTTTACAGAGGGAACGAATGTTAACGGCGAATGGGATGCAGAGGATTATGATGGTGGTCAGGGCGGATATTCAAGAATTAAATTCACCCTTGATAGAAATGTTGAACATATTATTACAGGTCTTTATGATACCGTAAATACCCCATTTGTTTATAGGAAAGCAAATTTGATTGCATGTGTTGGTGAGGGAGGTGATGGTGGTCACTATGGTGACGGTGGAGATGGTGGTGGTATTAATATAGGAGGGGAAAATGGTCAGGGAAGATTTAGTGGTGAAGGTGGCACAGTTGTTTCATCGGGAGATTTGACAGATTCTGGAGTATTTGGAACACAATATACTGATTCTGAAAATGTATATGATGAAGACTCAACCACATCGTCTAGTTCTAGCGGAAGAAGTGTTAAGTGTTCTAAAGGAATCTATTATAGACAGGAAGGATTTACATCATGTGAAGATATTGGAAATGTCAAGTTTAGACTTTCTAGTGGAGTTGAAGTTCAAAACACTTCTGCATCAATAACCAGGGGGTTTAAGGCTGGATATAACATCATGGAGACGGGTGGAAGCAGAGCGTCTAGTGATGGTGGTGATGGAGGAAATGGCGCAACGGGTGGTTCTGCTGGAACTTCTGGTGGAGGTGCTGGTGGATCGGGTTACACTGACGGAACCGTAACTGTCATCTCAACTCAACAGGGAGGGAGCACAAGTTCTGCTAAAGTTGTTATCAGACTTGCTACTTGACTAAATAATAAAAAATAGTTAACGGGGGAGAGTGAACCCGCATGGCAGTAAATAAGAATTTTGTTGTCAAAAATGGTTTAGAGGTCAATACTTCACTTATTCGTGCAGATGCAACGAATAATAAGGTTGGCATCGGCACCTCCACCCCGAACTATGAACTCCACGTAAATGGAGGGATTGGTGCTACTGATGTATTTGTCTCTGGCATCACCACTGTTCTTAATGAACTGAATGTTGGTCTTGGTGGTACAATCCTAACGGTTGTTGGATCCACTGATGGTTCCGATCAATTTGTTGGTATTAACACAGCAACACCACAATTTAGATTAGATGTTCGTGCTCCAGTCTCAACTGGTCAGACAGCACTACATGTTTATGGTGACATGCGTGTCACCGGTGATATTAATCTTGACGATATTACTTTAGACGATGCAACAATACAGAATCTAACTGTAACTGAAGCATTAAACGTTTCAAACACTGGTCTCTCTACTTTTAGTGGTAGAGCAGACTTTAATGATAGTGTTGATATTGAAGATAACCTGATTGTTGCAGGTATTGCTACTGTCACAGGCAATCTTACAGCATCATCTGATGTATCGATAGCATCTAATTTATCAGTTGTTGGTTTATCAACATTCACTGGTATTTCGACATTTAGTGGTCGAGTTGGTATTATATCTGACTTTGTTGTCGATGGTAATACTACACTTTCTGGTATTACAACTCTCTCTTCATCTGGCGGTATTACAACCACGGGTGGGGATCTTTATGTTGGCGGTGATTTATATGTTCTAGATGATCTTGTTTATGATGAGGTAACTGGTAGAAACCTGAATATTACAGGTGTTGCTACTATTGCTTCACTTACGATTACTGGTGGTGGTAGTGGAACAATTGTTTCTACTGATAAGGATATTTTCACCCAGTTTGATATTACTAATAATGCATCAGGTGCGTATGAGTTTGCTGCAACTGGAATTGGATTTACAGTAGCAAGAGATAATCCTGAATTATATTTGATAAGAGGTAAGAAGTATCATTTCTCTGTAAATGCTTCTGGACACCCATTTTATATTAATACCTTAAACGGAACTGGATCTGGTCAGCAATTTACTAGAGGTGTCACCAATAATGGTGCTCAAGTTGGTGTCGTTACCTTCGCAGTTCCATTTGATGCACCAGAGATTCTGCACTACAACTGTGGAAACCACACTGGAATGAATGGACCGATTTATATCGGTAACGATGGCGGTCTTGGTATTAGTTCTGAGGGGACAAACCTCGGAGTTGGTATTACTCAAATCAACTTTGCCTCTACTAATGGTACTGCAATTGCAGTAGATATGGGAACAGGCAGCGGTTCAAACTCTGGTATTGCAACCGTAACAATTACACCAGGTGTTTCACTTGGTCTCGTTATCGCTCTTGGCGCATAATTCACAATAAATACACATAACACTTAAAGAAAGATGGCAGAAGCTTTTTCTAATAAATTAACAAGAGCAGC